CAGCGCTCCTTGCTGTGCTTTGCCCATCCGGAGATATTCTTCATAGGTCTCGGCTGTTCGCTGCGGCGTTCGTAGTTTTTCGATGAACTCTGACCACATGCACTCTGACGCTGCCCATTGTTTAGACATGCGGCTGTTACCGATGCTGATAGTCAGTTTTCTGTCGTAATTCAAGTACTCCCCCCCCTTTCAGTCTTTTGTATAGTACGGGCTTATGAAGCCGTCAGCGTTAAGCAGCAGCCCCGGCGCCCACGGTATCGGTGCACACATAATCTGGTTAATCCTATCTATTTCATCTTCATGGATCTTATCTTTCGGTACTTCGAGTACCACTTCATCGTGTATATGCATAAGCGGTTTATATCCAGCTTTTACAAGTCGGTTGATTGCCAGTGCTAAACAGTCCCGCGCGATTGCTTGTGTGATGTTCTCTACCAGCTTACCGCCGTAGGTTGATGTGTGGCTCCATTTAATTCCCGCCTGTACCCGGTAATGCAGTGCAGGCTTTCCGAATTGATTTTCGTTAATATAAGGCTGCGGGTAATATAGTTTTCGCCCGCTTGGCAGCTGTATCGTCAAGTAGTCATACCCGTATAAGAGATTACATTCTCGCGAGATAAGTATCCCGTGCGGAAGACCTACCGGGCGGGCGTCGGACATAACAGAAAGTGCTGCACCGTCTACGTCATACCAGAGTCCGCAGATACGTGGGTTAGCTCCGCGCCATCGATGGACGATATCCGGCAGTTCGTCTTCAGTAAGTCCCTGCTTCAGGGCGCCCATCGTAATAAGAGCCGAAGGCCCGCCTTGATATCCTAATGCCAGTTCTGCCACTTTGCCTTTTTGCCGCAGGTGTCCATTAATGCCGTGTTTTTCGACGGGCACGCCGAACATACTGGATGCAGAAGCGCAATAGATATCTCCGCCTTTTGCGAAAACATCCTGCCGCCATTTTTCATCGGCGAGCCACGACAACACGCGCGCCTCGATGGCAGAAAAGTCCGATACGCAGAGTAAGCTCCCCTCCGGAGCGACGAAAGCTGCACGGATCAAATGGGATAAAGTATTTGATATATGGCCGTACATGAGCTTGACACCACGGGCGTTTCCGTTTTTAACTAATCTGATGGCCGTATCCATAGCTGTGGGTACGTCATGCGGTAAATTCTGCACTTGTACCAGCCGCCCTGCCCAGCGTCCTGTTCTGTTAGCCCCGTAGAACTGCAGCACGCCGCGGATACGGCCATCAGCGCATACTGCATTTCGCATCGATTCATATTTAGAAATACTGCTTTTTGCTAAAGCCCGCCGGATATGCAGTACTTCGGCCACTTGATCCTCTGCAATCCGCAGGCTCTCGGCCACGGTTTCTTTTGTGAGTTTTTCCAATTTCAGATCAGAGTTATCGTTAATCCACGTGAGCAGCTGATTGCGACTGTTCGGATTGGTAAGTCCGGTTATTTGTATGGCTTTTTCCATGAGTTCTGTTTTATGTTGATCGTCGATGGCCAGCGCTCCTCGAACTAGATCCATGTCAAGCTGAATGCCCCGCCGATTTAGCTCGTAATCGATGACCCAGTCATCTTGTACCCAGCCCGGTACGGGGTAGGCAGATAGCCGCCGGTAATCTTCCATTTCGGTAACTACATCCTGCGCGTTGTATTCTTTGAATAAATGCCACTTGTCTATATCGTGTTTCGGTAAGTTACGGGTTCTTTCTCCGTTGCGTTTCGTCGGCTTGCACGGTACGCAGAAATACCGGATAAGTGCTTTACCGGCAGATAATTTCCGCTTGTCTTCGGGGATGCCCAGCGCTGCGCCTAAGAAAGCCAGCCCCGCTGGATAACCAAGATATAACCCGTGAAGCATTGTACAGCGCCACTGTTCCGGGGAAGTTGTGTATCCGCAGCGATTGAGCCCCGTGATTTCAAATGACGCATTATATGCGTGTTTGATAACTTTGGGATTATTCAGATCGGATATGACTGAATCTGGGATTTTCTCTCCTTGTGCCAGATCCACGACATGGACATCTCCGAAGTCGTAGGCATATGCAAAAAGCAATAATTCAAAGACGGGGGACTCGCAGTATTTAAACAGACCGGATTTTTTAATATCTACGTCTGAAAAAGTTTCAATGTCTATACTGAGGTGTTTCATAATGAGCCTTTCAGATAATAATGAAAGAGGCCCGGTTAAGGGCCTCCACTATTTACATCGGCTGCCCGGTTAATGGATTTACTTTCTGCACGGCAGTAGGCTGCGCAGCAAATACAGATTTAGCAGACGGCGCCTGTCCGCCTAAAGGTTCGCCATCAGCAACTTTCTGTACGGGGCCGAGCCCACAGCCGATGCCTTTTTTACCTTGGAAGTTATATGGAAAGAAATTAACGGAGATATTAGCGTAGATACCGCTGTAGATCTGTGTCGGTGAAATGATGGGGTTCAAATTAGCGTCTACTACCTCTACGGGCTTATCTGCGGCGCTTGACGCAGTGAATACCCAGTGTCCTTTACATTCAGGGCCATATTCGGCGCCGTTTTGGGTAAGGCCATCTCCGTCATGCACTGGGGTAGCGACGATAGCTGGCGCTACGCCGTTCCATTTACCGGTAATTCCGTTTGATTTAGCTGCCTCGATAGCACGGTCAATTTCCGCTTTTGCCGCAATGTCCGTTTTCGGTACGAGAATTGTTGTCTGGTACTTCGCTTCGGCACCGGGTACTCGGGCATAGGCTTTCAAAATGTGTACATAACTGAGTCTGACATTTCTTAATACAATACTTGTGTTTTCCATGATTAGTTACCTCCTACAGGTTTAAATATATCTTTTGCAGATACCACATTGCTGATTGCTTCTCGTTTGTCTGATTCCGGTGCCAGTGTCGGCTTTCCGGGGTTTTTAATTACGTACTTGCTGAGTAGGGTTTCGAATACTTTTTTGCCTACGATTTTTTCTGTCTGCGCCAGTGTGGCCGGTACGCGACTGTACAGTAGTGATTCATCAATTCCGTTGTCCGTAAGAACTTTAAACGCCTCATCGGTACTCGTGAATACGCGGCTGCCGCGGCCTTCTACGGCTTTCCAGCCCGGTACTGTTTTACCAGAAAGGCAGCTGGAGAGCGCGTATGCCTGCAGATCTTCCGCCCATTTTTTGAGCGCCCCGGCTTTTTTGAGGTATTCCCCCAGTTCAGCCATTGTAATTAACGCGGGATTGGCGTTTTCTTTGGCCGTTTCTGCTAAAGCGGCGTAATACTCGGATCTTGCTTTACATTGCGCCCTTGCTCGACAGAATCGGCAGTGATCTCCGGGATGAAATTCCCCCGGGCCGTCAAACGCCTCTTTGGCTTTCGGTTTTACGACGGAGTTACCCCATTCCGTGAGCGCAATTCGTGAGAATGTATCTGTTCCTAAGATTTTCAGCCGCGGCTGCACGATGTGAATGTGGATTGTTTTAAACTGATACAGCAGCCCGTATTCGGACAGAGCTCCCAGAGCGTATAGCTTTAGCTGCGGGTTGTCTTTGGCGTCTACCGGTACGCCTTTACCGTATTTAAAATCCACAACATGCAAGGCGTCTGGTGTCATGATTAGGCAGTCGGCAGTGCCGAAGCCTTTCGGAACGAACTGGCTGAAATCAACTTTTTTCTCAGCTACTACGTAGGGCTTTGTGTCATAAGCCAGCATGATCTGCTTAATGCAGTCCAGATATTCCTCCGTATAGCCATCCATTTCTTTTTGATACAGAGGATCTTTTTTCAGTTTATTCATCCGCCGGGTAAATGTGGCGGGACTCATCGGCTCGATAGCATACCGCCTTAATTTCAGTTCGGCGATCGAGTGTGCCAGCGTTCCCTCGCGGGCAAATTCGCTGGTTGTGTCAGGAAACTCTGCCTCCAGCCTTGCTGATGCTGTGCACACGAGCCACTTATGCGCTCCTGAGGCGCTTAACAGGGCGTGTTGTGTCATAACTTAGCCCCCAGCGCGCGGAGCTTAACTGCCAATTCGCCGTACTTTTCTTGCGGAATTTCCATCATGGAAGCTACTCCGAACGCCTGTATAATCTGTGTCAGTTCCGGTACTTTCCCGGCATCCATCAGCGGTCCGCAAGCTGCAAGAATTTCGGCCTGTGTGTATTCTTTAGCCGGGGCTACTGGGACAGAGGGGGCCTGTACTGAGGCAGCGGGCGATTTAGTTGCTTTAGGTGCCGAATCAGGTATTTTAACCTTGCTGATCTGAGGAGCAGCAGTACTTGCAATAGTTACCTTTTCCGGCGTAACTTCTACAGTACTTCCTTTTGGGGCAGCTGCATTTTTCAAAAACACCTGCATTTCGCTAAGTACTTCGGCGGCGGATCCTTCAAAAGTTACTGTCATCATGATTTTCCTCTTTCTGGCAGTTAAGCACTGCCTGCTTAAAATAAGATTCTTTTAATTCAAAGCCCATAGCCCGACGCCCCATCTGTAGAGCTACGACGGGAACACTGCCGATACCGGCAAACGGGTCTAAAACGATGTCGTTCGGATTTGTCCAGAGTTCCAGACATCGGGCTATTAAATCCAGCTGTAGCGGACAGATATGCCGTTCATCTTTTTCATCTCTGGCGGCTGCCCGGTTCAGCGTATTGCTTTGCCGGATATCCATCCACACTGGAGACGCATACCGCCGCCATACCTGGTGGCTATAAATAGGTTCGGTGTTATACTTTTCTTTTTTAGCCACCAGATCAGCGTCCGGTTCTGGCCTTGCACCTTTTATACCTTCCGGTTCATCTTCACCGTAAAAGCGGTTAAGCCCGTTTTCATGGCTAACCGGTTCCGGATTGTCCCCCGGCAGTCGGAAAGTCAATACATAATCCGGCAGACCTATTCGGCACATCGCGGAGTCCTTGCACAGCTGTTTATGCATAAGCCCCAGTGCTTTTGTCCGGGTAGCCTCTACCAGTGGATCTTTCCACACAACAACGCGGCTATGGTAGATAAAACCTGCATTTTCAAATTCTCGAATTAGCTCTCCGGGAAAATCCTTGAGCCCGATAACGCCGTCCCTGCTTTTCATTTTCGGAATATCCATGCAGTGCACGGAGACCAGCCGCCCCGGCATAATGACCCGTGCCAGTTCTTTTACTAGAAAAAGAAAATGCTGGTAGAACTGATCATCTCCCGTGCTGTTGCCCATGTCACGGTCGCTGTTGCTATATGTATATAGGCTGCTGAACGGCGGAGAGAACATTGCATAATGTATGCAGTGATCCGGCAAACCCCTAAGGATTTCTATCGAGTCGCCATTGTACAGGGATACCCGGTCTGAAACATATTGATCAATCACTTTCAAGTGCTATGCCACCTCCATTTCCGCCCATTTTGGTAAAACCATATCGACGCTGGGATCGTATTTTGCCATAACGCGGCATGTTGCGTTCAGTTCTTCCCTGACCGCTTGCTTTGTCAGTGCGATCATGGCGTCTCGCATTTTACGGCTGTCCGCCTCTTTGCGTTCGATGTTCTCTTTCACGCAGCCTTCTTTTGCTGATATGATGATGTACACGTCTACCGCTTTTTTCTGACCAAACCGCCAGCATCGCCTTACCGCCTGATAAAACTGTTCATAACTATCTGACAGTCCTACAAAAATGACGTTATGGCAGTTTTGCCAGTTCATCCCGAAACCTGTGATGCTCGGTTTCGTGATCAGACACTTCAGCAGCCCCACGGAAAAGCCTGTCATAGCGTTTACTTTATGCGTAGCCTTATCCGCGCCTTTTACTTCTTGCGATAGACTGCATACCTGGTGAAGTTCTTCTGATTCCGCATTGAGGTCGCACCACACAAGCCACTGCTCTGTGCTAGCATTAACAAGTTCTGCGGCTGCATGACATCGAGCTTGTAGGGATTCTTTCCGTGCAGATCTGCGCTGCGTCAGCGTCAGTCTTTCGGTTATCGGAGCGTCACCATCAACGATAATTTCGTGCATGCGGATTTCAGGAAGCGTGTAACCCTCGTCTTCGTAGCCTAAGCTTGCCGGGTTATCCAGAACGACAGCCCAGCTGGCCATCCATCGCCAGAAACTGGTTTCAGCATGTCCTTTGAGCCGCCACTTAGATGTTTCCCCGCTGTCGTGAACGAAGTACATAGACAGCATTTCCGTCCGTGACATAACTCCTAAGAACTCAGAATGGTTGCCAAGTTCCATGAAATCATTCGGTGCGGGCGTAGCTGTACATGCTAACCGGTACGGCGTACGGCTGAACGACTCGATCAGTTGATTTCGGACTTTGCCGGTAAACGATTTCAAGATAGACGACTCATCCAACACTACACCGGCAAAAACGGACGTATCAAAGCGATCCAGTTTTTCATAATTCGTGATATTGATTCCCGGCATTACGTTTTCTGCTTTTTCGCAAAGGTGGACAGGGATCCCAAAGCGCTGCCCTTCGGACACCGTTTGCGCAGAGACGGCAAGCGGGGCTAAGATTAAAACAGGTTTTCCTGTATGCCGCGTCACCTCATATGCCCACGAAAGCTGCATCAGAGTTTTTCCAAGTCCACAGTCGGCAAAAATAGCGGCGCGACCCTTAGCAAGTGCCCATCGGACGATATCCCGCTGGAAGTCGAACAGGCTGGGATGAAGATCTTCTGTGGATATTTCAAACCCGTAGCTTTCGGTTATTCGGCTTTTTGAGTCAATAAAGGTTTTGTAGTCCATTGTCTTTTCGCTTTCTTTGTAGTATCCTTGAGATGGAAGTTTTTCTTCTTTGACCCTTGACCAGTGGCTGCTGTTCATGGGTCTTTTTCATGTCCGCGCAATCGTCGGGTATGCAGTATCCGTAATGCGGGCATCCTGTGCATTCAAACAATATAATCGCCTCCTTTCCTAATCTTTAATCGCGGGATTGTCTACGTACAGGTCGTACAGCCTGTTTATTTTTGTCTTTTTCATAAATCCTCCTTTTATATGCGTTGCAGGTCGTTGTTGCTGAAAGTGAAAATCGGTAAGCCTTTTACTTTTGCCGCAATATACTCTGCCCGGCATCCCGCTGAGGTTTCCCACCGCCCCGTTAACACGAGAGCATCACACCGGAGAAGCAAGTTTACGCAGTCGCTGATTGCTGCTACCTGATCCGCCATCTCATAATCCAGATATCCCCAGTTGTGGATTGGTGACACTAAGGTATGCCGGGGCAACAGTTTTTGCAGTCTTGACAGATGGATCTCCGCACGGCTGACATTGTCCAAGTCTCCGCCGAAAGGGTGCGCCACATACAGCACAACGTACTTATTAATGATTGGTTGCATAATCGGATTCATCTCCTTATATAAACCTCCTTGTACTGTCTTCCGAACTGAATCGCTTCTTCATAGCTCTCCATAAAAATATCTATGCAATTTTCTATGCCGCAGCGGTCATTTACGATGTATTCCACGCCGTCGATGACAACCACCGTACCGAACGGCAGGAAGTTACAAGCGACC